GAAGCGTTTATTCCTTCTTTATAAATATTATAAGCATCTTGTGGATTACAAGAGTCACCTAAATAGCGAATGCGGGTTATAAAACCTTCAAATCCAATATTAGAATTAGATATATTTCCTAAATAAATATTTTTCAAGGTTGTTGTATCATAATAATTTTTATATAATCCATGCAAAATAAATGAATTTCTTAATTTGCCATCTAAATATACATCTAATGTTCGACCATCAACACTTATTGTTAAATTATTCCATTTTTGAACTGCTACATTGGGTATTTTATATCTAGCATAAATTGTTTCGCCAGATGTTCCAACCGCTGCTGGTCTATCTTGATAACATTCTATATCTATGAATAAATTATTTTCATATTTATCTAATGCAATGTTAATATTTTTAGGAAATATTGTTCCACTAGCAGGCGATGTCATTTTATATTTTGTGCTAATACCAGAAAGAGTAGTTTGTAGTTGTGAAACTGTTGCTGAAGCAGGATTAGCAGCCATAAATAAAATATTTTTCTCATTTCCAATTTCATTTCCCCAATTATCTATATAAAACCAAACACTCAATGTAAAATTGGAGGAAGTAGTTTGGGGAATATCATCAGCAACAATTACATTATTATTAGATGTTTTATCTGCAGTATTTGTTGCTCTTGTAGATGCTTCACACATTTTATCATAAATTATATTTGTTTTGAAAAATATATTGTTCAATCCCCACAATAATACTAAAACAAGAATTACCAAAATAATTGTATTTATAACACTCATTATAAAATATTAATATATAAAAATATTAATATTTTACATTTTTGTTTTTACATTTTTATTTTACATTTTTATTTTACATTTTTATTTTACATTTTTAAATTGAATTATTATTTTTTGTTAAACTATATAAAAATTGTATAGAATCGGGAGTTTTTATTTTATCAAAGTAAAATATTTCTTTAATACTTCCATGTATACCATCATGCTCGCCAATAGTCACGCTATCTCCGACAAAATAAGGCGTGACATTATTTTTAGAACCTACTAATTTACCATCAATAAACACATCTATATTATTATTTTCATAATTAATAACAAAATATAACCATTTTTGATGTTTCACACTAGTCATTTCATATATAGTATCTAGTTGATCTGTTTTATTATTTATTGTTCTTGATTTTATAATAATTTTTCTAGAGTTTCCATTATAATATATAACTGGTTTAAATCCGTAATTAAATAGCTCTGTATCTTTAGTATAGGCAGGAGAGGTATTTGTAGGTTGTGGATTTATATAAATATAAAAACTTATACTATAAGTATAATTATAAGGAAATTTATTATGAATTTTTGATGAATTATAATATTTTGTTCCTATATTATATTGACCATTTAAATCATTTTGAAACATCTTGAAATCATACCCTTTAGTATTATCGGAAATATTGTCTTTAATTTTATTATATTCATTTTTCACAACATCTTCATTTGAACTATTTTCACTAGAACTACTTTGAGTAGTATTAAAGTTTGTTTTAAAGTTTAAAAGCATATTATTCAAACTATTACCACTAGGTGCATTTTCAGAATTAGAACTATTAAAGTTTGGAATAGCAAGATTTGAACTAATATTTTTGTCTAAATTTTGATATTTTCCTAAAGTTTTCTTTTCATTTAAGTAAAAAGGACCTTCTCCAGATAAAAGATCATTTTTATTATGTTTTGCTAAATATGTAAATACTATAGGCAATAAAAATATTAATGTTATGAAAATTAATAATATGAAAAATAATAAATAAATAGAAGACGGTGTTAATTTAATGTCTTCATTTATTTCATCTACTAATATAATTAGTAAACAAGGAATAAAAAATATTATATTTTTTAATAGTGTTATTGTTCTTTGAAAAGAATTTTCGTTGTTTGTATCACTAGTTCTGTCAAGACCGCTAGGCTTTATAGCAAATACTTTTGCAATTATTGCAAAAATAACAATAATTATTACTACTCCTAATATATTTTGCGTAATATTGAAAACATTATTATTGGTTTGGTGCAAATATAATATAAAATTAATTATTAATACTGGAAATAATATTATTAAAAATAACAATCCCACATATTTATACATTTTAAGGAATGTATCATCTGGTTTAATATTAGTATATTTTGTGGTTTCATTTTCATGTTTATGAACATAAAATAAGAAAGTATATATACTAAATGCTACTAAAAATAACCACATAAATATTTCATATTTAGTGCTTTTAATTTTGAAAATATTTTGCATCTCATTTAGATAATAAAATACTCCCATTATTAGCAATAATATTGCTATAATTATAGTATAATAATAATTAGTTTTAATATTAGTAAAACTATCTGTTAGAGAACTACTCATAAATAATATATTACATTATAAGTATATTATTTATTACTATATTTGTATATTTGTATATTTGTATATTTGTATATTTTTTATAAATTTTCACAAGCTGTTTTTTTTCCATGGCAATCTCTACATAATGCTTCTAAATTGTCAATATTGTTTGAACCTCCGTATTCTAATTTTTTTACATGATCTACCTCAAACCACGCTGGTAATTGTTTATTGCAATGTTTACAATGCCAATTTTGTGAAGCGGCTACATATTTTTTTTTTGTTTCACTTACACTTCTCTTTGTTGAAATATTTCCAGAAGTTAATATTTTTTGTTGTTGCTTGGACAAATGGTTTTGATTATTATTTATTGAAGTTAATAAATTTTGCGTTTGTTGATTATTTATGGGACTAGAAAAATTATAATTATTATTTAATTCATTTGTTATTGATTTAGATGTTAAATCAATAATAGGAGTAATAAAACTTGCTGTATTTCTATCAATTGGTAAATATTTTATATAACTATTTGCATGCGATACAATTTCCTTATAGTTGCTTGGATTTTTCTTAATAAACAAATATATGCACAAACCTATAAAAGCAAAAAATACCATTTTGTAATATTTTTGATATTGTTTGAGTTTATTAATTAATTTTCCTTCAAAATATGTATTTGCTAATACAAAAATAGTTATTAAAAAAATTATTAATTCAAGTTTCATATTAATATTTTATATATAAATATATTATTACTACAATAATTACAATTATTATAGAACCAAAAATATATTTTTCTTTATTTTTGCGTTCATCATTTTTTTTAATTTCTTTTAATTTATAATGTTCATAATATTTATTTAAAGCATCATAATATGTTAATTCGGGTTTACCTAAATAGCTGTTAATTTTATTATGTATAAAATGCACCCATTTAGATAATGATTCTCGCGAGTCTAAATATGGGGTGACAGGATATGCATCTAAAAACTTACTAAAAACACCTCCAATATCGGGAACTGGCAAAAAAAGAGGCAAATTTGTTATAAAGTCGTAATATTTTTTTTTTGTACACTCATTAATATGTAATGGATATGATAAAGCAATTGTGTATAACACAAACCAATAATGAGGACCCCATATAATAGGATTAAATATATGGTTTTCACTATTCATATTAAACTTCAATTATATTAATTTTATATAAATTATATTAATTTTATATATATTAAAATTTATATGTCTTGACTTTAGTAAATAAATAACTTATATAAAAACATTATTCTTAGTTATAATAACCAATAAATGATGAATATAAAAAAACAGTATTTTTGTAATAATTGTGGAAAATTAGGACATTTATTTCATCAATGTAAAGTGCCTATTACTAGCATAGGTATTATACCTATTAGAATTGTTAAAAAATATAATGCTTCTCTAAATAAATATGAAAATTCAGTTGAATTATTGATTATTAAGCGTAAAGACACATTATCATTTGTAGATTTTATGCGTGGAAAATATTCTATTGAAGATAAAAATTATATAAAAAATTTGTTAAATAATATGACTAATAACGAGAGAAATTATATATTAAATAATGATTTTGATACAATATGGCAATATTTATGGAATTATAATACAAATAATT